CAAAAAGAAGCATATACACGACTGTATGACTACACCATGCTTTTATCAAACCCGCCACAAAACGGTGCGGCATGGAGTATCGCAAACGCAATCCGAGCAAGAGGTGAAGCATGACACCGACACCTAAACTGCGCTTTGTTGAGCGCGATATGTATGTTGGACTGCATGAAGTAAAAACATACCGCATCCTCCAGCAATGGTATGCGCTACATCGTGATGGGCAAGCTACGCCTATGGGCGAATGGCGTGATGTGCCAATAGAAAAGGAAGAAGCATGACTGACGAAGATATGCGAGTTGTCTTTGCCATGTTCATTATCAACGGAATGATGGGGCGGTTCGATCCCAAGGAGATAGACCCAGAGAACGTCTGGTATCTCGCCGATGAGATGGTTGCAGCAGGTAAACCCAAGGCGGGGCTTCCCGCCATAGAGAAAAGGAAAAAGAAAGATGATTGAATTATTAACTGCTAGGAAGAAGGCGTTGCAGGCCAAACAAAAGGTGGAGCGTACCGTTGGCAGAGCCGAAAGGATCATTGAGCTTGATTTGATGATTAACAAGGCCAAGAAGATGCAGCAGCGGGTGCTTGGTTACGTTGATTCAGAGGATCTAAAGAAGTTTGATCTGGGCTATGCGGCCTCATGCCAAGTATTTGACAAGATCGGTGAGACGGCTGTCCCTGTTTACGTTACGCAATCAGTTTTTAAAGAAATGGAGTTTTGATATGAATACTGTTCCACACTCAAAGATAAGTTACCCGCCCAAGGACTTCACATGGAAGTCTGGCAGCGATGTGCAAGCCCTCTGGCGCAAATACGGTTGGATTCCACCCAGCGAGAGCATGACACCGCCACCGCCTGAGAAATACATTGAAGTGAAAGGGGTGAAGAAATGAGCGACTTTGGTGGCCTGATTGTTGGAGCGGTTCTGCTGGGCGCATGGCTGACTCACATTTTTTATTGCTTTGCACACCTGATGTGGGGCTTTTTGCTGGCTGGGGCGATCTTCTTCCCAATTGGCATCATCCACGGCATCTATCTTTGGTTTAATTAAATGACTTGGCCTTTTCCACTAACCCCCTTGCCTGACAAGCCGGGGGAGCCTAAATTTAACCCTGATAACTACGAGGAAGCACCGCTATGAAGAAAGTAGAACTTGTATTTGACCGCCTCAGCGTTGACTGGACGCCAGAGGAAGACGAAGCCTTTAACGAGGTGGAAAGACAGTCCAACTTGGGCAAGCAGATACTGCAAGAAATCAAGCCCAAGCGTGAATGGGTTAGCCTGACGGATGAGGAGATTATTGATGTAAATTTGTCCAAAGTGAAAAGATTAATTGACGATCCTATTGTTTGCGACACAGATCACAACATTATTGAGCTTGGCAAAGCCATTGAAGCCAAACTTAAGGAGAAGAACACATGACTAAAGACGAAGCCCTACGCTTGGCGCTGGAGGCGCTGGATGCGTTGTGCATCAATGATTACAGCGGGTATGAACTTGGAAAACGAGATGCACACCTTGTTGACAACGCCCTTACCGCCATTAAAGAAGCACTGGCACAACCAGAGCGTGAATGGGTTGGGCTGACGGATGAGGAAGCTCGTGTCAAGTTTGAAAGCTGGCACAAAGCTGAATATGTGCAGCCGCTTGAGCGCTACGGACATACCTACAAAAATATGCACGTTCGTAACCGATGGCAGGGGTGGTTAGCCGCCAACGGCATAAAGGAGAAACAGAATGATTAAAGACGAAGCCCTACGCATGGCGCTGGAAGCGTTAGAGCGAAGCGTAGCTACATGTTTTACCCAATACTCGCATCAGCAAGTGATGAGTCATCCTGAGCACTTTATAAACCAAGCCATCACCGCCATTAAGCAAGCCCTTGCAGCACCTGTGCAGGAGCCTGTGGGGTGGATAAGCAACAAAGACTTTGAACCCATCAGAATCAGGATTATGCAAGAGGCTTATGAACTTGCAGACAACAATGATCCTGAAGGCTACAACGCAATCAAAGTAATGTGTGGGGATGTTCAAAAAATGTTGTCACCACAGCGCACATGGGTTGGGCTGACAGAAGAAGATTTAAAACTACTATCTGCTGAATGGCGAATTGTTTATGGCGCATGGATGGACGACTTCGCTAAAGACATCGAAGCCAAACTCAAGGAGAAGAACACATGACAGACGAGGACTTGGTTAAAAACCTAGCTTGGTTTAGACAAGAGGCTGGTCTTGAATCTGCGTATCCCGTTACGCACCCCATGTCAATGTTTATTAGGGCAATCGCCGCAAGAGAGCGCCTAAAGAAGCGTGAATGGGTTGGGTTAACGGATGAGGAAATACAAGAATGCTTACAAGGTTTGCCAACACAGACCATTGATGTTTACGCAAGACGCATTGAAGCCAAACTCAAGCAAAAGAACGGCTACGCCGAGGAGAAGAACACATGAGCGAAACACCTACAGCATTTCCGTGGACACATGGCGATTTAACTTGCACGGGTATGACCCTGCGGGACTACTTTGCGGCAAAGGCTATGCAAGCGGCAATCACTGGATGCGCAACAAGAGGTGAAGTCGGTATTTATTCCAATTGGGCGGGTCTTGCTTACGATATGGCAGATGCAATGCTGAAAGCGAGGGAAGCATGAATCAAGCAATGAAAGTTGAAGGGCCACTTCATGTGGTTTGCCAATGCGATAAATGCAAGGCAGAAAGCCAAGAACCTGTTGTTAAGTTGCAGGAGCCTACGGTTGAACGTGCTTGGTTCACGATTGCTGAGTTGAACGCATGGGCTGACAAGAAGTTATCCGAGAATCCACATTGGGTAATGCCAAAAGAGGAGCATGAGCGTAATGAACCCCCACCACAGCGCACATGGGTAGGGCTGACGGATGAGGAGGTTAACCAGCTATACACACAGATTCAAGAACAAGTTGACAAGCATTGGACTGACGGCGGCACCAGCATGATGTTCCCAACAACTTTGTATAAGGCTTTTGAAGCCAAACTTAGGAGCAAAAACACATGACAACACGTAAAGAATTAATGGAGTTATTGAAAGATTTGCCAAAGGATGAAACATGGTTGGATGGACTTTTAAAACGCCTTAAAGAAAAAGACCCAGTCATCTATAACTACATGATTGCAAGCGCAAAAGAACGACTTGCTGAACTCAAGGAGAGAACACATGAGTAGGTCAAGTTAAAATGTATAGAAATAAACGGCTGCTCGAACTACTGCGAGAAAGCCCGTGCCAACATTGTGGAAAAAAAGATGGAACTATTGTCGCAGCGCACTCAAACCAATTACGAGACGGAAAAGGTCGAGGTATCAAAGCACATGATTATCGGGCGGCTGCTCTCTGTTACAGCTGCCACATGGAACTTGACCAAGGAAGCAAACTTAGCAAAGACGAGCGAGTGGAACTGTGGGAGGACGCACACCGCAAGACCATCGGCTGGCTATTTGAGAATGACCAAATAGTGATACAATAGCTGTGTCAGTTGCCATCATCACCTGACGCACTTTTTATCCTAGCAGTTAAAAGTGTAATTAACCCTCAAGCTCACCCTTGGGGGTTTTTTTTCGTATACTTGAGCCGTTGGTGGTGCATCGGGTTAGCGCCGATGGAGTCAATTCATCTTCTATTCCTTCTAGGTAACACTGCTTTATGTGAGCCACCAACAACTAATTTGTTGACACAACCGAATTGGTTGTGTGTATAATCCAAAACATCAACGGATTGGTAACCCGTTGTAGTTCACTGAAACGCAACCGCAAACCCATTGGTGAGCGGGCTTCGTCAAAGCTGGGATGTCCTGTCAGTGCAGGCTCTCATGCGGCAACCAAGCCTAAAGCTCGTTCACCAATGGGTTTTTTGCTTTCTGGCCTACCCGTACTCCGCACGATAGCAAGCACCCCAGTCGTGGTGGCGCGGAAGGAAAGCGTAACCGGTATGCAACCGTGTGATTGATGATGGTGTAGCTCAACAAGGCGCTGGCATATATTGAAACCAGCTAGTCGGCAGACGAAGATGCGGTAGAGCGGCCTCGGCAGGGGACGGTTACGGGTTCGATTCCCGTCGCCATCATCAATCACATGGGCTAGGGGGCAGTTCCCGAATAATCCGGTCGGCTGGTCGAATCATCAAGCCGGGGGCATACGGTATCCAATCCGTAGCATGATGATCCACTCTGTGGGGTGATGCACCTTCCCTCTCTACTCCTTGAATGGGGTAGGGGGGTCTTTGGGTGATAAATAAGGAATACAGTAATTATTTCAAAGACTCGTGGTGCGTCACGAATTTGCTGTAATCTGTTGTTACAATCTTTTAGCAACAACAGGAGTGGTTATGGACAAGCTGGATGAGGTTGGTTACTTTGCGTCTTCGGTTTACTTGGTTAAGAAGCCAGAGTACTTAGACATCGTCAAGGCGTCTGCCTACAAGAACTTTGTCGATGGCCCGCGCAACGCCATACACGACATCCAGATGGGCGGAAATATGTCCCTTGACCCTGAGGTACAGCCCTTTGCGCAATATGTCTCACAGACCGCTTGGAACATCCTAAATTCTCAGGGCTACAACATGACGCCTTTGGTGACGTTCTTCACCGAGATGTGGATGCAACGGCACAACCAGAATTCCGGGATGGAGCAACACCTTCACTCGCAGACTCAGGTCACGGCGTTTTACTTTTTAACTGTGCCCGAAGGTGGATGCACGATGACGCTTCATGATCCCCGCCATGCAAAGGTGTATGCAAGCATCGGAGAAAGTGATCCATCAAAATACACGGCCGCGTCGAACTCGGTGGTGTTTACGTTCTCACCCGGCGACTTAGTGCTCACGAACTCTTGGCTGCCGCACAGCTTCTCTCGCAACCAGTCTGATCAACCGACCGAGTTCATTCACATGAACCTTGGTGTTATGCAAAACACCAACCCACCACCACAAGCTGAGGTGATCTGATGGCACACATTCAAATCAGGTTCAACAAGTCTCGAGGCCAACCGGGCAGGGGTACTCCAGATCACGCTTGGCGTGTGTTTGTTGATAAAAAAGAATACCTGTGCAAAGAAGTGACCATCATGGTCGTCTGCCACTCAGAGCGTGATGGTGACGACTGGAACATCGCCTGTGAGGGCACGATAGACATCGACCGAGAAAAATCTTTGATCACGGTCATCCCTTACGCTTTAACTTGATGTTACAATCTCTATGCCCACCATAGGGTATTTAGGAGATTGAATGAGCGAATCAGAAGAGATGGATTACTTGGTGATGGGGCGGCGCAAGGCTGCCTTTGTTGCCGCTGGATGCCACCCAGAAGAGGCCACAGAGTTGGCCTATCACATGATGGTGCGTGACCGTGAAAACCGCGGCTCGACTAATCCATTGGATGACCGCCGTGTGTGCTTTGAATGCAAGGGCTTGAGTGGACGTGATTGCCTGTTTGTTAAGGACAAGAAGGGCAGACCGATCCCGCCGCTGAGATTCCATTTACAGCGTTGCCCACAGTTTGAATTGAAGGGGAAGAAATGAATCAATACGTTGGCCAAACAAAGGCGCCGCTGGCGAAAGAATGGCGTTTAGTTGCCAAGGGGGACAACCCCATGGAAGTCGCCAAGAAAACAACTGCACTGGCGGCTAAGGGCGAAACAATGGCTCGTGTGATGCGTGTGTCATGCGAACGCTGGGACACGGTAGAAATTGTTCAGGAGATGAAAGTATGACTGACGAAAAAATTGCAAAACTATATGACCAAGCCTTGATTATTGAAAGCAATGGTGATTATGTTGCAGGTGAATTGGATCCTGCAAAGTTCGCCGAGTTGATTGTTAGGGAATGTATTGATACTGCCTTTCATAGAGGACATCCTGATTTAGAATTTTTGTTGAAACATTTTGGAATTGAACCATGACTGACGAACAAATCATTGAGTTGGCTAAACAGGCTCATGTTGGCAGCAAAACATGGGTTGATATTTACAGCGACCAAATTACTGTCGGCGAAGTGCGTGATTTTCTTAAAGCCTTTGCCAAACTGGTAGCACAGCATGAAAGGCTAATGTGTTCTAAGTTTTTACAAGAGACCATGAACCCATTGAACCCTGAGTATATTGATCAGATCGAGGAGGGTATTTGGAATGACTGACGAACAAATTATCAAGATGGGCGCAAAAGTTTATTTATGTGATGAAGAAGGTAGAGATGACAATTCAATCATCATTACAGATCACTTAAGAAATTTTGCCAAACTGGTAGCACAGCATGAGCGTGAAAACTTCTGCGCCTTATTGCGCCAACTGCACGACAGCATCAGCCTACAGAGCGATCCAGATGGACTTAAAGCCAGAGGTGAAGCATGACACAAGATGAAATCATTGAGATGGCTAGACAGTCTGGACTTCATGTGGCAACTGATGTGAATTGGATGCCAGTCATCGGGCTTGCGTATGCCAAAAAGTTGGTTGAAGTGGCGGCACAGCATGAGCGTGAGGCGTGTGCAAAGGTATGTGATGAGCATCCTGGATATATGACTGGAATAGTAAGTTTAAAAATCCGAGCAAGAGGTAAAGCATGACTGACGAACAAATCATTGAGATGGCTAGACAGGTTGCTGGCATGATAACAATTCATGCTAACGGAGAAGCAACCTATTCTTTTTATGAATACCAACTAAAAACCTTTGCCAAACTGGTAGCACAGCATGAGCGTGAGGCATGTGCAAAGGTATGTGAAAACGTAGTCAGTAACGAAGGATACGTTCAATCAAAGTGGTGTGTAAATGCAATTCGAGCAAGAGGTGAAGCATGAAAACCTCACAGCTTGCATTTTTAATGAGTGCCGTTTATCTATCACCTAACTTGCCAGTCTGGTTGGCTAATCTCTGCGGTATCGCGTGTTTCGTGGCTGCAATCATGTTGAGAGGTGAAGAATGAGAGTCATTGGCATCGACCCCGGCGCATCTGGCGCCATCGTTCTCTTGGAGGACGGCCAGCCCATTGAATGGACTGCCATGCCCACCTACAAAGTCGGCACGGCTACTCGAGTCAATGCGGCTGCGTTATACGACTTTATTGCATCGTGCTGTGCTACCCATGTATACGTCGAGCAGGTGCATGCAATGCCCGGACAGGGCGTGGTATCCATGTTCAACTTTGGCCACTCTTGCGGGACTGTAATGGGCGTTATTGGGGCTATGGGATTGCCCAGCACCTTGGTGACCCCACAGGCTTGGAAAAAGGCCGCAGGGCTGATTGGCAAGGATAAGGACGCCGCACGTTCAAGGGCGATCCAGTTGTGGCCAACATGGAAAGACCTCGGGACGAAGACAAAAGGCCAAGCGTTGGCTGATGCGGCATTGATTGCGAGGTTCTCATGAACCACGCTGACATCAACCCCCTCAAAGCCATC